TTTCTAATCCAGGAAAACCATATGGTGTTTTCTGTATAGGAGTACTTACCGGTTCACTGATGTCTATGGGATCAAACTTTTGTAAATTGTACTTGAACAAGTCTAAAAAGTTTTTGTCAACATCACCGGCAATTTTTATCGTGTATCTATAAGATTTTACACTTTCCATTATGAATTGTTTCAAGCCGCGCATAAAAATCCTTGTAATATATCTATATTTATCTTTTTAATCATTTTTATTCGTTAACATTTTTAGCAACTCATTGCGATCTAATGTTTTTCCTTCACCAATTGGGGTAGATTCTACTTCTTCTGTTTTAGAAGATTGCTTTTGATCCAATGCTGCTTTCTTCAATTGCAGTTCAATCATTTTTATTTTTTTGTTTAATTTGGCAGTTTTTGCTGTTATAGCATGACCTAAAAAATTACTAGCAACACCGAAAATCTCAGCACTAAATCTACTATCAACTTGCATACCTAATTCTTGCAAATCTTTATAACTAGAAATTGCTAGTTTAGTCAATTCATCTAACTCGCTATCACTTGATTCTAAACCTCTAACTTGAGGTAATGCATTTTCTATTTTTTCTAAGTTAGTCAATGCGGTTGTAGATATTTCTTCTGGGGGAAATAATGCGTCATTGTTTTCAGATTCTTCAACTGAAGGCGGTAAATCAAATAAATTTTCTAATTTTTTAGTCATCGTACTTTATTTAGACCGCATGTAAATATTTTATTATTTACCTTTTACCTGAACTACTTGAGTTAGCAAATATTGAATCTTCACTGATGACTCTAAACATATATCCATGTTGTTTACAGTAAGCCATTGCGGCTTGAAATTTTGCCTGATTAACTACAGCATGTAATTTGTCATGCTTTGATTTTGCTTCCATTAATGTAGTTTGACTTTTTGGTTTTACTTCAATAATTTCGGCTTTTATTGAATGATTTCTATTTTCATAGACTACAAAGAAATCAGGATAATAATTTGCAATTTTACCAGTCAATGGATTTCTATATGGAATAGCAATTGCTTCACTTGCCCAATTTATTATGTGTTTGTTTTCGTCTAGGAACATCATAATACGCATTTCCCACCCAGAACGATATTTAGGTTTATGAGTACCTATATATTTTTGAGGATTTTTGGGTGTGTAAATACCTTGAGCCCATTTAGCCATATCACATTACCACATTTCTTGCCGTTGATTGTATTGGACTAGGTATAACGTTTATTCCATACAAAGATGTTTTAGACTTTATACCATTCAAGTAGTAGCATATTTTTGCATTCATTTGTAATGAATTGCTAGTTCCTTTAATTTCAGCCAATAAATCTAAAACATTTATACCAGTAACGGTTGATATTCTGAATAATGATGCAGTGAGGTTGTTAGCAGCAGTTTCATTTGCACATACTGTAACAAAATAACCCCTAACGACATCGTATTGATTAGCAGAAACTACAGTGTCAACATTATAGAATTCATCAAATATTCTAACTGTTCTATCTGCACCTGATCTATCTTCTATTATTTTAGCCATGATTTTAAATTATATTTTGATAACCAGCATATGTTTCTAGATTTATAGGTCTAGGCCCCATATTTGTTAATGCAGTAGGAGTACCTGCTCCTGGATTAGGTGAGGAGAAATTCACAGGAAATAACGAATTAACATTTCTGTTACTTTGTGTATTGTTACGTTGTGTTAATGCAAATCCGGCTTGAACCTGATTCGTATTTGTTTTTATTAAATACGGATTTTTTTGATAATTATATGCTACGTTTGGATTTATGTTATTCATGTTATATCTACATTATTAATTGTACCTGAACTTGACCCTAAAGTTCTATTTATAAATCCGTTGTTCGCATTTATTAATCCTGCATTTAACTTGACTAGTGATTCTTGTCCGGGTTTAGTGATAGGACTTAAAACTTTATCGTAATCCGCAATTTCACCAAATTGAGTTACAATATTTGAGGGATCCTTACCGTCCATAGCACCTTGATTATAAATTACGGTTTCGTAATTTATACTCATTGTCATTTCCATTGTTCCTCCACCTTCGCTATAACTATAAGTATCATGTGTTACTCTAGTTATTATTGGATTAACTAATGTATATGCAGTAAACTTATGTTGATTAAACCCAAAAATAGTTATATACCTAAAAAATGCTTTTTTTATAGAAGAATTAGTATTAGTTTCCCCGATGTAACCCCAACTTGAATTTTCAGAAATACTGTTTTCATATATATTTCTTTCACCTGTGAGAGCTTCTGAAGCAAATGCCGGAGGCGTATAACCACGTGAACCTTGAAATTGACTGTTTATATAATTTTTACTATCATTGTAGTAGTAAGTATAATATTCATTCCATAGCTTTGTAATAGTATTACTACTATCATCATGGAAAGATATTTCTACTGGTTCATATTTTATTTTTGTTTGAACTACTCTTTTTCTATTGTACTGATTCATTTCATTAGTAATAAGTTGAAATGAAGGCAATTTAAAAGTTTTAACCAAGACACCAATTGGTTCTTGGTTAGTCAATGTGCCTATAGTACCATTACTATATTGAGTAGCATTTAACGCAAAATATGCATGAAATAGAAATTTTAATTTAGGAGCTTTAGCATAACTATCACTCCTAAATATTTTAGAGGCATGCTGAAAATCACGTAAAGTAGTTGCCATATTTAACTTAAATTATCCACTTACTCCAGTAGATTCTCCTAATGGACTAAATGATATTCTATTTTGTTGTAAACCTACACCAGATTGATCATCTTGTACAAGTTGTATTGCATTGTCATATGATACTGTTAAAGCAATAGTTACTACTTCACTATTTGCATAGTTTACCGTATTGTAATTTACTGATTCAAGAAAGCATCCGCCCAATTCCCATTTTTCAATTACAACTGGTTCATATTGACCGTTACCGCCGTCAAGCATTTCTAAATCAAGTTGAAATTTATAGTCATTTGCCTGCGCTGCACTTGCTTGTTCTGCAAAATCTAATTGTTTAGTCAATTGTTGACCTACAAGTCTTGAAATTTCACCACTCGCATTATCTCTCACATTTATGCTCATGGTTTGCCAAGTGTGCTTACCGGCTAAATATATGGTTGAATTATATACCGGTACATTTATTTTTTGAAAACTTAGATTTGGTCTACTGCAATCTATAACTTGTCTTGTTAATTCAGTAGATCCTTCTGTTCCAAAATTTACAAAATTCAATCTGAACCTAAATTGTAATTTAGGCATCAAAAGTGTTCCATTACCAGAAGCGTTAACTGATAATTTTCCTAATGTTGTTCCTACTGCCATTTTATTTATCTCCTATGATATTATTTATGCTTAATAAAGTGGGCTTTCGCCCACTTTATTATAGGGAAGCAATTTCCCCTGTGTTGAGAATTCTTACCGGTATGTAAATAAACTCAACTGCTTTAACGGGTTCAATTGCTACATCTACCCAAAGTTCATTTCTATCAATTCTCGCCGGAGTATTATTTGATTCATCACAAATTACCAAATAATCGTATAAGCCTCTTTGCGATTGTACACCTGACAACAAGGTTCCGATAACACCAGAAATTTGATTTCTTGTCAATGCATCGTTAGGTTCGAATATAAACGGTCTAGCAGCAAGAGTCAATTGTCTTCTTAAATAAGCAACCAATCTTGCGACGTTGGTTCTATCCAATGCACTTGATGAGTTGAAACTAGTCTTGTTACCGTAATTCAACAATCCATTTCCAGTAAAGAATACTAATGGGTTGATGAAGTTAATGTACAATGTGTCTCTGATTCCCAAACTAGTTCTGACTACTTGGAATTCTCCAGTTTGACGATTTACATAACCAATGTTTGCAGCATTATCAATCAAACCTCTACGAGTACCTGCAGCAGCAAACCACGGGAAAGCAATAGAGTCATTACGTAAGAATGTTCTTAACATCATATGACTTGCAGGAACAGCAACTAAATTACCACTTAGGTCACTTGCAATTCCACTTGGATAGAACAAGCCCAAATAAGTATTTCTAGTTACAAGACCTTCTTCACCTGTACTTACTGCACCTGCCGTGTTATTAGCCCATGCAGAAATTGCAGTTGCACTATCAGCAAGTCCCATTGGGGTATCACCGATAATATAACCTGTTTCACCGCGATCAGTATTCAATACAACCATGTTAGGTTGTAGTTCAGGATAGTTAGGTGCTGCCATCAAATTGAAAGCGACATCTTCATCACGAATTGTTACATTGGTGTCGATTGCTGCTCTCATGGCTTCAACAACCATCGCACGTTGTGCTTTACGACCCATGTAAGGAGCGCCGTTAGATTGTAATCCGCTTACACTTACCCATGCATCTTTTTCAGTTGGCAAAGATTGATCAGGGAAACTATTACCATTGAAGTAATTTGTTCTGAATTGTTTGACGTTATAGCCTGATCTACGTGTGTTGAACAACAACATACCTGTTGGATATAAACTATCATCAGGTGCATCTAGATCCAAATAATTACTTGTCAACAAACTCTTGATTGTTGGTATAGGATCATCTACTGGATTAGTTGTTCCGTTTGTTGCCCATCTTGCATCAGCAAACAAAATACCAGTT